GAGATATACCTTGACCCAGGACGAAGTAAATATGCTCTATGGAGTAGCCATCACCAAGAAGGCAGCCACCATTACCGAGCTGTGGACCGCTAAGGACTTCGAGCTCTTCCTGGATAACGACCGCATCGAGTCCAAACCGAATCCTTATGGTTTCATTCCGTTCATCATCTTCCCTAACTTGAGGGAGCCTAAACAGTTCTGGGGGACCTCCGATATTCCGTCAGTCATCCAGCCGCAGCGGGAGCTGAATCGGGCGGTCAGCCAGTTGTCCCGGATACTGGAATTATCAGGTAACCCGATAGCGGTCCTCGAGAACGTCGGCGAATCAGAGGATATCCAGGTCAAGCCGGGAGCGGTGTGGACCATACCCGAGGATGCCAAAGCCTACTTGCTAGACCTGCTCCAGGGCGGCGGCATCAGGCTGCATATCGATTACATCGATGTGATTTATCGCACCCTGCACGATATCTCCGAAACCCCCAGGGCAGCCTATGGCGGCACCGAGAGGGACCTGTCAGGAACAGCCATGCAGCTTGAATTGGGGAGCTTGATTCAGAAGGTCACCCGCAAAAGAACCATCAGGACCAACGCCTATCACCTTAGAGCCGAGATGATGCTGAAGCTTGCCCAGAAATATATGAATGAGAATCCGGAAGGCATCACCCACCGTGTAGTGTGGGGTCCGGTACTTCCCCAGGATACTCAGCGTCAGGCTCAGAACGAGCAGCTCCTCGTCCAGGCGGGAGTCCACTCCAGGAGGACGGCTATGGACGAGATGGGAATAATGGACCCCGATGAGGAGTTCACCAGGTGGCTTGACGAGAGGGGGAGGATCTTGCAGATGAATGAGGACTTTAGGGCAAAGTCAACTCGCGGCGGAGCGAGAGAGAGAGCGGTTGCCGCTGAGATGGAAGTGCCTGAATAATAAAGTCAACCCCCTATGTCATTGCGAGCCGAAGGCGAAGCAATCTCAGGGGGAGAGTAAGAAGGAGGAACTTTATGGCAGAAGAAGCCAACAACGTAGAACCTGGAACATTGAACGTAGAACCTGGTAACAAAGCCCACGAGGAGCTCGATGCTGTCAAAGCTCAGCTCGAGGAGGAGCAGAAGGCCAACGCTACCCTGAAGGAAGCGTCCGACAAGAAGGACGTCACCATCGCCGACCTGGAGACCAAGCGTGGCGAGCTCGAATCGTCCTTAAGCGAAGCGAAGTCTCAAAGCGAAGCCTTGACCACTTCCTTGAAGGAAGCCAGAGACCAGGCAGTCGCCAAGTATGCCACAATGGCCAAAGCCCTCAATCCCACTATCCCAGAGGACATGATCAGTGGCGAGACCATCGAGGGGATCGACGCTTCAGTCGAGAAGGCCAAAGGCCTGGTATCTTCGGTTAAGCAGTCCCTGGAGTCCGAAGCCTCAAAAGCCAAAGTACCCGCGGGAGCTCCAACCAGAGGAGCCATCTCCCTCGAGGGAATGTCCTCCAGGGACAAGATCGCCGCTGGAATTCAGCAAAAAGGTTGAACGTTGAACATTGAACGTAGAACGTAGAACTTAGAACAAGGAGGAACTATGAGTATAAGCTTAGCAGAAGCATCAAAACTGTCTACCGATGTCCTGCTGCAGGGCATCATCGAGACCATTATCAAGGACAGCCCTATCTTACAGGAGCTGCCCTTCATTCAGATTGTCGGTACCAGTCTGAAGTACAACCGTGAGAAGACGCTGCCCGGAGTCGGGTGGTATGCGCCTGTGTCGGGAACATGGACTCAGTCCGAGCCGGAGTTCGAGCAGGTGACCGCTACCCTCCAGATTCTTGGCGGAGACGCCGATGTCGATAACTTTCTCAAGTCAACCAGGAGTAACATCCAGGACCTTGAGACAGCCGTCATCGAGCAGAAGGCTAAGGCGATACAGCACGAGTTCGAGAATGCCTTCCTGAACGGCACGGGTGCCAGTGAGCAGCCGTCAGGGCTCTATGTCCTGCTTTCGGACACAGCCTGGGTAGCCGATACCGTTACGGCGGTGGGCGATATCGTGGTCCCCACCGAAGGCCTCGAGAACGGCTTCCGGTATGAGTGCACGGCGGCAGCCGGTGATAAAAAGACTCATGGCACTACCGAGCCCACCTGGCCTACTCAGGAGGGAGCCACCGTTGTCGATGACCAGGTGACGTGGACCTGTAAGTACGGTCACTGGCAGGGAACGGGAGCCAATGGTGCCACGTTATCCCTTAACAACCTGGATAAGCTCATCGACCTGGTAAGAGGCGGTAAGCCAGATATGCTCTTGATGAGCAAGCGGAGCCGAAGGAAGCTCCAGTCCCTTATCAGAGCCTCAGGAGCCGTCCTGGAAACCCGACCGGGGATGTTCATGGAGCAGGTCCAGCTCTATAACGGCATCCCCATCGCCGTCAATGACTGGGTGAAGGACGACTACACTGTCGGCACTTCCACCGGAGTTTGCTCCGCTATCTTCGCCTTCCAGATGGGCGAGGGCGGCGTGTGTGGCCTATCGAGCCCCGAAATGCTCCAGGTGGAACGGCTTGGCTCTCTGGAGACCAAGGACGCCACCAGGACGAGAGTGAAATGGTATGTGTCGCTTGCCCTCTTTTCCACCGTGAAAGCGGCCATGATGACAGGAGTGCTGGACTAAATGAACTTGCTGGCGCGGGCCCGCGGGCTTCACCCCGTTAGATGTTTACTATCTAACGGGGTTCAGGAGAGGATACGTCCCATGCTTTACCTGGTTTCAAGGGGACGGCTGGGCAACGTTCGCAGCGTGGAAGCTGGGATTAACCCACGACCAGGATGTGAGAAGTCCTCTTGGTTCCCAGCACGGGGATCGCACCGGCCAGCAGTCATTTTCTACCTCCTGCGTCGGGGGAGGGGGACATCGACCTCCCCCTCCCTCCTAACCTAGAACTTAGAACATTGAACATTGAACGTTGAATAAGGAACAGGTGAGATTATGAACTTAACAGAAATGAGAGCGAGAGTCCGGGAGGACCTGCAGGACGAAGACGATGCTAACTACCGCTGGACCAACGACCAGGTGGACGGAGCCATCGAGAGGGTGGTCCAGGAGTTCTCGACAGCAAAGCCTATACAGCAGCAGGACGATATCGCTACCGTAGAGAGCTCAAGAGACATCGATATCTCCAGCCTGTCAGGACTCATCGGGGTGGAGTCCGTCGAGTTCCCCATCGGCGAGAACCCCAGCTATTACCAGAAGTTCAGAATCTGGCAGGATACCATCCAGATGGCCGACGAAGGCGACGGAGACGACGCCCGGGTAAGGTGGTATAAGGAGCACACCCTCGATGCCGAGTCATCGACTATCCCTACTCAGTTCGAGGAAATCATCGTCCTGGGAGCCACCGGATATCTGGCGACATCGGCATCGGTCTATACCGTTGACAAAGCCACCATCGCCGGCAAGTGGGCAACCATCAACTTCTTGAAGTGGGGAGAACAGAGACTCGAGCGTTATGAGAAGAAGCTTCGGGCCCTCAAAAGCCGTATCATCTCAAAGGAGTTCTACACTGATTGAACCTAGAACCTAGAACCTAGAACCTAGAACGATGTTAGAACTCGGCATCCTGAAGACCTTCGACAGTACCACCCACAAGGCGGGAGTCCAGTTAGCAGGCTCTTTGACAACTTACCTGGATGACATCTCTGTCTCCGTCTCTATCCCATCCTCTGCTATGGTAGTCGGCAACTATGTCCTGGTGGCTATCCCCGGAGGAAATCCCCGGGACGCTTGCGTCGTGGCTTCCTGGCCAGCAGGGAGCTCAGGAGGAGGGGGAGGCGGAAGCAAGATCCAGGACGCCGACGGCGATACCTATCTGTGGGTAGAGAAAACAGCCGACGAGGACAAGATCCACGGCGTTGTCAAAGGCGTGGAGGCTTTCCTTTTGGACGATGCTGGTATTCTCACTCTAGCAAAGCAATCAGCCGCTAAAATGGACTCAACTCTGCAGCAAACTATTCCTACTGGGGCATGGACAATAGTTAACTTCAATACTGTCATATATGATTGTCAGGGAGATGAAGCTGACACCACCAATAATAGAATTACCGTTAAGAGGGCTGGTACGTATATCCTAGCCACAAGGAACAGCATTTATAACATGCCAGATGCTTGTATCCTGGCAACGGGTATCTATGTTAACGGTTCGGAAGTTGTGGCCAATAACTATGGGTGTAACTACGCAGGTGTGAACGCAAATGTTCAAGCAGTTACACTTCATCTTTTAGGGGCGAATAACTACGTTCAGAGTAAAGTTTACCAGAACTCTGGAACAGCCAGGAACTTATCCCAATATACAGGACAGAACTGGTTAGCAGTTGTCAAAATAGCATGAGTAACAATGAGCACACTGTTTAGCGCAATGAGTAAGCTAAAACAAGCCCTGGCCCGTGTCATCGGAAAGCTGAAAGCTGACAGCCGACAGCTAATAAAGGAGGGAACAATGAGCAAAGTAAAACAATCAGTCGAGAAGGACAAAACCAGGGAAGGCCTTCCCAAAGAAGCCTTCGCCATCGTCGGTGACCCCGACGACCCTGAGACCTGGAGGCTACCTCATCATACCAAGGCCATCTTCCGGGCCCTGAAGGGCAGGACCAACATCGAGAAGACCGTGGACTGGGACCGCATGCCGGCAGCGGTGGCAGCTCTATCAAGAGGCGGTTACCGCGGGGAGAGAGTCCAGGCAGATCCCGAGGATATCATCTCGGCAGCCAGGCATTTAGCCCGACATTATGAAAAGGCTGATAAGCCGGTCCCCGATTCCCTGGGAGCCCTGATATAAACGGCATCGAAAAGGGGGAAAGTGACGAATACTACGGAAGAGGACCCGAAAGCCCGTTCTCGCACGTTTTTTAAGGGTATTAAGCTCAAAGAGCTCTTTAGCACAGGCGAGGAGTGGCATGCTTTCCTCATCGGATTCTTTGAGGTCCTGTGTCCCTGGAGAGAAAGACACCCGATGAAAGAGGACTACTTCTTCCACATCGAGGACGAGCATCACTATTACCTCGGCGGCAGAGCCTCCGGAGTCCTGGCCTGGATCGCCATCGCCAGGTTAATCCAGGTGATATTTTGGTGACACTATATGTTGAAAGGAATTTCTAGGATCATAAAACTGCAACCACAATATGTAGAGCCTGGAACCTGGAACCTGGAACCTGGAACGTGGAACGTAGAACATGAGAACTCTTAGTTCGAGCCTAACCGCAGCACAGAAGAAGCCTGACCGCCTTCCCTACGTGGAGGCGAAGGTCTACGACTTCGACCAGGGCATCAAGAGGCTATCCTGGGAAAGACTCTATGAAGGCAGCGAAGCCGACAATCACCACGGCATCGCCTTCGACGGCCAGGGCAGCATGCACCGCATCAGGGCAGCAGCCGACAATAAGCTGTATCGGCAGAAGGTCACCAGCCCCGATGAGAACTCAGACTATACGCAGTGGACGCAGCTCGCAGCGGATTGCCAGGGACCGTGTGCTATCGCCGCTTATGGCGCCAAGGTTTATATCTTCTATCGCACCACGGGAAATGTCC